AGTTTTATTAGAAAGAAAATTATTGACCAAAATTTACAATACTTAAATTATAGATTAAGTCATTACTTAGACAAATTAGGATTACCACATGATGTTAAGTTTAACAGTGACTTGTCTGTGGACATTACAGAATATGGCAGAGACTTAGACTTTGATAATTTAAGTAGAGGTGAACGTAACAGACTTATATTAGGTATGAGTTGGGCATTTAGAGACATATATGAAAGTCTTAACCAACCAATGAATTTGATGTGTATAGATGAACTGGTAGACAGTGGCATGGATACCACTGGTGTTGAAAATGCATTGGCAGTTCTTAAGAAGATGGGTCGAGAATCAAAGAAAAATGTGTTCTTAATTTCACACAAAGAAGAATTACAGGGAAGAGTTAATAACGTTTTATATGTAGTAAAAGAAGGAGGTTTCACAAGTTACAGTAATGATATTGAAATCTTAGAGGAAACATGAAACTAGATATACATCTAGGTGAAGAAGGTGACTTTACATTAAGTTATAATTTATATGACAATGATGTAAGTCGCCTTTTTTTACAACGTATGCAAGTGCAAGAAAATAAGGTTGTAAGCAGAACACAATTTTATAATTTTGGGGAAACACAAAAAGATGTTGAAGAAAAATTATTACACATCAGTGAACAATTACAAAGTTTAGGACTTATAAAAGATACCAGCCAAGAAAATTTAAATATATTACATGAAAATTTTCCTAGGCTTCATGCTGAACACACAGGTAAAATTCGTGAACTGTTAAGAATGTTTAACTATTATATTCATCATTTAGAAGATATTAGTAGAGGATATAATGGTAAAAGATTTTTATTTACTTGTGAAGATGAAGGCATAGATTTACCTCAACAAGCATATGAAATGTTTACGCCTACAAAAGAATATGGAAAGTTGTATATGAACTATCCACATGTGGGCAAACATTTCTTAGAATTGTTCAGTGACCAAGATATAAACATACCACAAGAGCAAATACAACTTACACATAAGATGTGCAATACTGTTTATTGCTGGTTTGGAGAAAACAAATTTACCAATAAAATAGAATTAGATGATTTAATGATAAACATGTTTATGTTTTATAGACAAATTGAACATAAACTTCCATACAAATGGAAAGATCCAAAACTTGCAATAGGATATTTGCCACTAGGAGAACTAGACAAAGATATCAATGTAGATGATATTGCAAACAATAAGTATGTACACAGTTGGAGTGTATATGCGTAGTCCATGGATTTATAAAACAGCAGTTGTAGATACTTTACCAGAGGATTGTGAAGCCTTTGTGTATCTTATCACTAACAAAAAGAACGGTAAAAAATATGTTGGTAAAAAACTTGCTAAGTTCAAAACTACCAAACCACCCTTAAAAGGCAAAAAGAACAAAAGGCGTGGTTACAAAGAAAGCGACTGGAAAACGTATTGGGGAAGTTCTGACCATTTAAAAGAAGATGTAAAAAAGTATGGAGAAGAAAACTTCATAAGAGAGATACTGCATTATTGCCCCAGCAGAGGCATTTCCAGTTACTTGGAAGCCAAAGAGCAGTTTGACAGGGAAGTGCTGTTAAACGACGAATACTACAACGGAATCATTAATGTTCGCATAGGCGGATCAGAAATTCTTAAGGAACATCTCAAAAAGAAATAACTACTTTCCGTAACAGGCAAAATATCGACACCCAGTCAGACTAACACAGGCAAACACATAGGCTCCACACCACCCCACCGAGGCAGATAATATCGGTATCCTTGAGTCTTCCATAAGGGCGACGGATCTGGATTGTGGACGGCAAGATACATAAACGACACAGTATTAAAAAGATGTAGGCAATGAGAAAAAGCAACCTACAAGCCGATAGGACTGAACTCTACAAGGTCTTATTGGTTTCCGTGAGATTAGTGACGGTAGTGTATGGGGACAGAAGGCTCACCGGTTCCTAGTAGCACCCGAGTTAGAGATGACGATTCTCATCATGATGACTTATTTTTTCACCCGGCAACGGGTGAATTATGACTCAACTATCATGATAACGGTAAAAATTTCCAACAAAGAACGATATGAATGAAATGAATGAGTTATGTAGTTGGAAAAGACACGAAGTGTCTATAAAGTAGAAAGCATTTCAACTGTGTCCTTATAAGACATTCTTAAATTTACAGTATATAAGTAAAAATCTCTATCCAAGTTATGCTTGTTTGCTCCATGTTGTTTTGTTACATCCAATATCATCAACTCACCAGGGTTTAGCGACTTGTTATGCGAAGCATCGTCATGGATTATTTCTAAAGGTTCATCTTCTAGGTTAAACATAATATTGGTTTTTCGCGTGAGTGGATTTTTCCAACCCATTAACCAGTCATTGTGTAAATCTACCCTTTTGTCCGCTTTGACAGTTTCTATGGCAACACTATGTTCTTCTACGTTTAACGGCAAAGGTGTTGCTTCTACTATCTGATTTTGCAACGCAAGAGGCATATCGCGGAGCAAAAAAATGTGTTGCGCCATATAGTCACCTGTGTCGCCGCTTTGATGAAAAGGATTTTCTGTGCGAAAATTACTAATAGGCTCTATGAGTTCACGCATGGCGCCAACATCATAGTCCCAACTTAAAATAGTGCTATACATTCTTCAAAAGTCCTTCTACCATTAACAGTCAAAAATTCAGCAAGATGTTCGCTTTTGGTATTGTCACAGCCATGCATCTTTTGAGTGTTTAACACAAAATAATCACCTGGATTTATTGTTACATCTTCTAATACATCATTGTTGCTGTGCATAATAGTAGCAGGATGTTCGCCTATATTAATAACAATATTGCTTTTTCTACCACCAATATCAATATGTGGATCTAACATTTCTCCAGGCAAAATCCACTCTAATCCCATAAAATGATTTTGTTCTAAATGCCATTGTTGTTTGAAACTTTCTGGTATGTGTTTCCAAATTTGACTGCAACTATACAGTTTTTGTCTAACTTTGCGTAAATTAACCAACCCAGCAATACGTTCATCATCTCTCAAAAACTGTATGAAATCGTTGGTTGTGGGTGCAAGATTGGCGTTTTTTAACCATTCGTTATCATCATTAAAATCAGCAGAACGTTGGTCTTTTATGGTGCATTTTGTGTATCTTGACATGTGTATATTTAACTAAAAAATACCAAAAAAAGTGGTAAAAAAGGTTGACTTTACCAGGAAAATCAGTATAATAGTATGTATTGTTTAAGATATAGGAGTATCAGATGACACTAAATGAAGTAAAACTAGCCATTAGAAATGGCAATTTCTCGAATGAAGAACTTAACACTTTGAGTTCTTATGTTCAAAACGTTAAAACTGAGCAGGCAAAAGCCAGTATTTCAGTTGGTGACGAAGTTTTCGTAGTGCAAAAAACTAAGAAAACTAAAGGTATTGTTGAGAAAATCAACATCAAGAAGGCTATTGTAACACTTCCGCAAGGACGTTACAATGTTCCATTAAGCATGTTGGAGGCTTGTTAATGAAGTTTCACAAACAAGTTAAGATTCCTGGTATGACCATGGAACAAATCGTTGAGGCTCTTGAGCAGTCTGAATTAGAAATGCGTCCAATGAGAGCAGAATACAGTTTTGAAAGAAAGTTCAAGACTACTAATACTGTTTCAGACTTCAATCTAGTAATTGAAGATGAGCAAGTTGAAGTTCAGGCTAATGGTGACTACAATGTGTTCAGTTTTACACCTTATGTTGCCAGAGACCTTTTGGGTGTTAAGGACAAATACTTGACCATGCGATACACTAAAAGTGATATCGGCTATGAAAGAGATGGTTGGGCTGAGTATGGTTCAAATGGCATGAAAAAAGGCAAGAAGTATATCGATGGTGCAACTGGTGAGGAGAAAACTGTTTAATGGCAACTATATCCCCAAAAACTAAAAAGTATGTTCGCATAGACACTTATGGCGATTTGATTATGCCATTGGAAGTGTTTGAACGTATTTGCGACAAAATAATGATTACCAAGTCTGACTATGAAGACGGTGAGTATGTGCTCAGCGAAATCAAAAGTTTTGACAAGGTTCATCTGCATGATGTTGAAGAAGTAAAGAACTTGTTGGTACACGACAAGTTGAAAAACTCATGATTGAAATATTACAAGAAGTAACCGATTGGGGTAAACTGAAGGTAAACAATGGCATTTACCATGTGAACTCCTCGGGTAAACTTGTTGCATTTCAACCCAACGAACATGCACCAGTTCAACACTTAAAAGTACCAAGCACTCAATTTAGTAAAGCAAGACGTAAGTTTGTAAAGATAGGCGAAAGAGCAGAAGAGATGCCAAGTCATATCATTGAAGTGACTGGTTCTAAGGGCAATACATATTATGTAGACACTGAAAAAGGTACTTGTACTTGCCCAGGTTTCACTTATCGAGGAAATTGCAAACATGTCAAAGAATATTGCTAGTTTATTAATTGTTTTATTATTAGGTGCTTGTGCTAGTGGAGGAGGTTCCGCAGGACTTGTACCGCAACCTGAGGCCCGCGCCGTTTCTACCGCGCCTTCCGATCCGCGCCACCAATTTACGCCGGTTACTCACACTTACTCCCCCAACTTAACCGGGCATAGTGAAACAGTAACACACACGTTGGATATGACAGCACACACCACTAGTGGTTTACCTGCTCCAACAGACAAATACAAAATTGCAGATTATGGATTTTTTAGATCCACTATAACAGGATACCATGATGGCTATGAATATGGTGCTGAAAGCAGTATCCAGAATAGTTTTATTCAACGAGGTCATGTTCATAGAGCAGATTTAAATGGAGATGGCTGGCAAGATTTTTATATGGTGTTATGGGCAGGAGACCATTCTGAATTGGAATGGGCACCAAACAGTTATGTGTATGCATGGCTTAATGACGGCGATGGTAATTTTATTTTAAGTAATGATTTGTTTCCAGAAGGTAATCCTTGTTTTGCAGGAACAGAATGTAGCAGTTCAAATCCTACAACAATTAATAAGAGTGTCTTAGTTGCAGACTTTAATGGCGACGGATTAGACGACATCTATAATGGTGCAAATATTGTTTTAAGCGATAATGGTAAATTTTATAATCACACAGATAAACTGCCTAGCGATTTTGCTAATGCATGTGGTGATGTATTTTGTTTTACACATGATGCATACGCAAGTGATGTAGAAGGCGATAATGATTTAGATATATTCTTACCTATATCTCAGCCTGATGTAAACAATGTTGAAGTACCATGGACTATGTTATTAAATGATGGTGCTGGAAACTTTTCTGTAAATCAAAATTTTCCTGATGTAACAGATAACTTATTTGCCACAACTGCCGTAATAGGTGATTTTGACAATGATGGTTCGGGAGATGTAGCAGTTGGTTGGTTTCAACCAGGTCAAAGTGCTACATTCTCACAAACATATGAAAATAGTGCAGGTGCAGTATTTTGGAACGATGGTCAAAATGACTGGAGTGTAAGACCTTGGAGTGAGTTACCTAACAACTATTATGGTTCTAATGGTAATGCAAACGACATGGAAGTAATAGACTTTAACAATGATGGTTTATTAGACATAGTATTAGCATCTACTAAGCATGATCCTTATTATGATGGTCGTATGATACAATTTTTTGTAAACAACGGCGACGGTACATTTGGTGATGTAACCAGCACATATAATACCAATACAAAATATGCAAATGGTTTAAACAATGGCTATTGGAATGGTGATGGACAATTACACATTATCGATTTTGATGCAGATGGCGATTTAGATATTGTTGATAGTGTGCGTGGTTCATATGTATTACTAAATGAAGGTGGGTCATTTACATTATATGATGACTTTCCAAGATTTAGTGACAATAACAAATACTATCCTATAGAAATTGACAACAAATATTTTTATGATTTTATAGGTTCAACAAATACAATGAGCGATACACAAAGTATTGCAACATTTTTTCAAGTGTTAGATCCGCCTTTGTTAGAAATGATGAATGATATTACTACAAAGCCATTAGGATATGCAGACAGCATTTTTAAAAGCACAATGCTATTAAATGATTTACGAAATCAAACTAAAGGAAATACTGTATTTGGTAAAAATGTTGAAAGTACAAATATGATTGGTTATAGTTTTAGTGGGGAAACTGGACTAGGATTACATGTTGCAGATTTTTCAGGAGAAAACAAAGGCTCAGTGGTTGGTTTCAATTGGCGTAAAGACAATACACATGTAGGTGTAAGTTTTGTAACTAATGATTTTGTTGGTGAAAATAAAACTAAATGGTATGGCACAGGACAAGCAGACTTACAAACTGAATCTATAAACTTGTTTATGGAATACACACATAGTTTTACAAATACGTTGTTTGCAAAAGTTGGTGCAACTGTAAGTCAAATAGATGTAAAAGCATTTGAAGAAAAACATAGTTCGCATAATGTTCATGTAAATGCATTTGATATGACTGTTGGTAGTTTATTTGCAGATGTTAGTAAAGTTTTTAATTCTAAATTTGGAACAACTTATTTAACACTAGGTGCAGAATATTATGAAACTAGAGAAGTTGATATTGTATTTTCAGATATATTGAATTTTACACATAAAGCAGATATGTATGTTGGAAAATTTGGATTTTATCACAAATTTAACATGTTCTATTTTAGTGCAGAATTAGATACTGAGAATAGAGAGATTTATCAATTAGGATTCCGTTGGAATTTGTGAAGTACTAGGCGGAGCATCTAAAGATTCCCAGTCATCATAACTAGCACCTTTATCTCCGCTTTTTATTTTATTATAACGATTTAAAGTTTTTATTAAAGTTTCTCTTTCGATAGGACTTAGTGCCCAAGCCTCTGTATAAGACACAGCACCTTCGCTAAAAATTGCCAGCTCTGCAACTTGTCGAATGATTAACTTTTGTTCTTTATCGAGTTTACCTAAGAAGGCTGAAATTTCCTCAGGCTTGGCTGTACCTAGGAACCCGTGAAAAAATTTACAGGATCGAAGTTAATAGGAGCATCGAATGTGTTATCGCATTTTTCATTTTGACACTCGATCCTAATATCTTGCTTCACTCCTTTAGAATTAATATCGTTTACAAGTTTTTCTATTTCTTTACCAGTTGTGTTGTCTGTGTTTTCTAAAAATTCTCTTAACTGTTTTCTTTCAGTAACTTTTTCTTCATTACCTTCTGCAGTCATGTAAGAGACACTATTAATACTGTCTAACATCATTTCAAAGTTTAAGTCTGCTAATTGTACAAAACTAGTATTGAATGCTTTGAGTCTATCCATATCATCTTCAAGTTCTGATATAGCCTGCATACTTCTTGTACTTTGGAAACTGGCAATACCTGCCTTAATAGTGTTACCATATGTGAAAGGTAAAACTGTAATTTTTAATCCGTTTGATAAATTTTCTGTGTAAGCATCTTCGATACTTTCCATTGTTGCTAATGAACTATCAATACTAACTGTTACAGTACTTGTTTCTTTACATTTAGGACATTCAGCATTAACTTCGACTTCGTCTCCTGCACTAGCACCTCTAATCGCAATCAAAATTGCATCTACATCAGCACTTAATAATTCTTTAGGCTTTTTGATTTCAGGTACACATGACTTAATTAAACTTGCTACTGCTTCACCATTAAGTAATGCGTCTGGATTCTTTAGACTCATTTCATCTTTGGTAGTCATAGGATAAATTGCAAATTCGCCATTGTCCGGTCTAGTAATCACATCATCATTATAGTAGTTTGCACCACTAGGTAATTTTAAATACAATTTAGGTGCTCTAAAATAGGCACTTAAAGGATTACTTTGATTTGTTATCTGTTCGCTCATTTTTGCTCCATATAATTCTTTCTGAATTAAGTATGTACTTATTTATCTTCATTAACAATAGTTTTAATAAAATCCAGTATTTTTGATTAAACATAGTTTTAATACTTTCAGATAAATATTGGTATGGCAGTTTCAATTAATATAGACGGACAAGCATACTCATTCCCAGATTGGCTATCAGAGTCAACGGGTGAGCAGATGCTTGACACCTTGAAAGGTCTATTGGAAATGGCTAAGGTGGATAAAGCATCAGCGGATAAAGTAGCAAAATCTACTGGAAACATGGTCAAAGAATTGAAAGAACAAGGAAAAGCAGACCAAACTACTGCTGATGAACAAAAGAAACGTGATGAAAAACTGCTTAAAGCCAGTGAAGAAGCAGGAAGAGACTTTAAAGAAATAAGACAAAGTCTTGAACAGTATAAACTAGACCAAGCATACAATAAAACCTTCTTTGGGTCTTTGGAAAATGCATTTGAAAGTGAAGGTGAAAATGTAGGTAAAGCAATATTCAACTTCGGTGGAATGATATTCAAAGCAGGTTCTTATGTTGCAGGTACATTAACAGGTTATGCTGTTTACTTAGGTAACACAATATTAGGTGCTGGTGATAGTTTAAATGATTTAGCCGCAACTGGTGTTGGTTTTAACACAACATTCAAAGGATTCAGTGATACAGCAGGACTAGGTGTAAGTGCATTAAGTGGACTTACAGGTGGATTTAAGCAAAGTGCGGCACTTATAGGTCAATATGCAAATGTTGTTGCTGTAGGCGGCATTGGAAGATTTGCAGATTCAATGGAATATGCGGCGGCTATATCACAAGACTTGGGTATGGCAATGGAAGATAGCATGGAGCAATTTGGTGATGCTATCGCAAACAGGCAGAAATTATTAAACATTGGCAACGTTAGCCAATCAAGAATGAACCAACAGGTTCAAATGACAATCAAATCACAAATGGCTTATGCTACAGCACTTGGTGTTAGTACAGAAGAACTAAGAGCATTTGTAGATAGTTTGATACAAGACAACGGATTATTAACAGCATCATTATTGCAATTTAGCGACACAGTTAGAAGTGATGTTGTTGCAGGTATAGAAACATTTGCCAGCGGAATGGCGGCAATGGGTGGTAAAGCAGGACAAGATATTGCGGCGGCATTTTTAGAAGCCGGTTCTGCAGGTGCTATTGGTATGTCAGAGTCAGCAATTGGCTTTGCCACAGCATTACCTAGTTTAGCAGGACCAATGAATGAGTTCACACAGGCTATGCGTAATGGTACACTGACTCAGAAACAATCGCAAGAAATGGTTACTACAGTTACCAAGTCATTGGGTAACTTGTCAGCATCAGAAAAACAACGTATATTCTTAATGGCGAGAACAGGTGACCAAGCGGCACAAACAATGGCAAACGCAATCACTCAATTTGAACAGAGTGAACAAAAGATAGACGAAATTAATAACATGTTTGGCACAGCATTTGATATGGATACTGTACAAACTGGTACAAATAGATTTAATAAAATATTAACACAAGTTTCAGGAGGTTTTTCAAACGCCTTCTTTAGCCTATTTGCAAATGATGAAGTGATGAGTGTTGTTGAAGACGGCATGAAAGAAATTTTTGCATTGTTTGGAATAGGCATGGACGAAATTGGCGGCAAGGCAATGGACTCCGCAAAAATGGTTGAACAATTTATACCTGCTATAAAAAGTTTTGTTACATCAGTAGTAAATGTTGCGAAAGACATAGCAGGATTTTTTGCACAATTTCAAACAGATGAAGGATTTGATTTTGGTGCAATGTTTGCCGGCATTATGGGTAAAGCCACTGATGCTTTAATGTCAGGTATAAAATATTTTGTAGCATTATGGTTAGCAGGAACACTTGCTACACATTATGCTAAAACAATATTATTCCCACAATTAAAAACTTTTGCAGGTGGAATGTTTGATTCTGCTAGAGCATTTGGGGTAAACTTATTCCAAAAATATGGCCCTGTAGCAAAAGGATTAGCCATTAATGCATTAAACTACACCAAAGGCATGTTTGCCCAAGGTGCCACAATGGGTAAAAATGTTCTTAACAATGCTATACAGTTTGCTAAAACATCATTCCCAATGACTGGTGCCAAAAGTTTAGCGGCTAAGATAAGTGGTTATGCAAGTGTATTTGGACAAGCAATATTCAGTAAATCAAAAGATGTAGCAAGTAAAGTTGCATCTATGGCAACTGGATTTATGAGCAAGATTACGGCAGGTGGGGCACCGGATGCCGTTGGCAAGATGGCTTCAAAAGCCGGTGGCTTGTTAGGTGGTCTTAAAGACAAAGCCGCAGGTATGATGCCTACAGGCTTAAAAGATAAAGCAAGTGGTATAGGTGCAAAACTTTCAGGAATGATGTCAAGCGATTCTAAAGCCGCAGACAAGATGACTGCACCTATGGGCAAAAGTGGTGGCTTCTTAGGTAGTATTGCAAATGCTGTTAAGAAGTTTGGCGATAATAAAGTATTAAAAGGAGCGGCGGCTATTGCATTGTTAGGTGCTTCTGTTGGTTTAGCAGGAGTTGGACTTAAACAATTCAATGAAGTTGACTTTGCGGCAATCATAAAAGGCACAATAGCACTAGGTGGTTTAGCCGCATTGGCTAATGTGTTAGGCAAAGGCTCAACTGCAATGATTAAAGGTGCGGCGGCAGTAGCCATACTAGGTGCTTCAGTTATACCGTTAGCATTTGGACTTAACATTATGAAAGGTGTTGGGTTTGAAACAGTTGCAGTATTGGCAGGCTCACTGATATCAATTGGTTTAGCAGGTGCAGTACTAGGACCTATATTATCAATATTGTTACCAGGTGCTGTAGCAATAGCGGCATTGGGTGCCTCTATTGTGCCATTAGCATTTGCACTTAACATGATGAAAGATGTAGGTATAGAAACTGTTGGAGTACTTGCAGGTTCATTGGTTGTATTAGGTGTTGCGGCGGCTGGATTAGGATTTGCATTACCATTCATACTAATGGGCTCAGTAGCCATTGCGGCATTAGGTGCCGCATTAATACCATTTGCCATTGGTGCAATGATATTTGGTAAAGCAATGGGACCATTAGCAGAAGGATTAAAAGCAATAGCAGATTTACCAATGCTAGATGTAGTAGGTAGTCTACTTGCATTGGGTGGAACAATGACTATGCTTATACTTGCAATACCAGGAATGATTTTATCAGGTCTAGCATTAGCGGCTCTGGGTGTTGCATTGATGCCATTGGGTATATTTGGTAGTATGGCAAATGCAGGATTAGAAGGACTTGCAGAAAAACTAGCATTACTAGGACAAGTAAATTACGCAAACTTATTATTGGCGGCACCTGCCTTGTTAAGTTTAGGTGCAGGCATGATGGCATTGAGTGCCGGTGGTTTAATAAGTGGATTATTAGACGGACTAGGAAAACTATTTGGTAGTGATTCACCTTTTGACAAACTTGCCAAAATAGGTGATAGTGCCAAAGATATAAACAAGATGGCAGACACCATGAAAAACATGGGTGGCACATTAAAAACATTTGAAGATTCATTAACATCACTAAACGCAGAAGCAATATCAAGAAAGTTTATGATGATTGCATTAAGCATAGACAAGATGAGAATGTCTGTAGAAAACTTAGGTGCAGGTTCTATAGCAAAATTAATGTTATTAAAAGCATTTGCTCCTACACCAGTACAAGCACCTGAACCAGTACAACAAGACGGTATGGCAGGCTCATTAGCAAGAATAGGATCAACACCTATTTCGGCGGATCAAGTACCAACAACGAATATGGTCGGACCAGAAATTCCGGCAGGCCCAGTTACATCACCTAAACCAAGCATATTGGATGAAATGAAAGATGGTGCTAGACAAGTTGGTTCAGAAGCAGGAGATACAGTAGAAATGCTACTTGCAGAGATCAGAGACCTACAAACTGAAAATAATAGATTGCTCAAAAAAGAAACAAAAGCAATTAATGAATTAGACCTTTAAAAATAAACCAATTCCGTTTTAGTTGACATAGATCCAAGAAAGTGATAAATATACACATATAAAGAGAGATTTTATGGCAACTTGGCGAAAATATTTTAACAGTTCAAACTCGGGTTTACCTGTAAATGTTACAGGTCAAAACTCAGACGGATATAGTACGACCCATACTAGGTATAGCAGTTGGTTACCAGAAGTTTATGCTGGTTCTCCAAATAGGCTAATGCGATATGTACAATATGACCAAATGGACAACGACTTAGAAATTAATGCGGCACTAGACATTCTCGCAGAATTTTCTACACAAGACGACGACACAACAGAACAACCATTCACTTTTTCATTTAATGAAGATCCAAGTGAAACTGAAATGAAAATTTTAAGTAAAACACTAGAGCAATGGTGTAACTTAAATGATATGAGACGTAGAGCATTTAAAATGTTCCGTAGTACATTAAAATATGGAGACCAATTTTTTATAAGAGACCCTGAAACTTATAAATTGTATTGGACAGATCCAGCAAACATAGAAAAAGTTGTTGTAAATGAAAGTAAAGGTAAAAAGATAGAAACATATTTTATTAAAAACCTTGAAGCAAACTTTGAACAATTAGCGGCTACATCACCAGCGGCGATACACACCAGACCTTATGGTGCTGGAGGAGGAATGTTAGCAGGTGGTAACATAGGTGCCCAAGCAGGAAACTATAAATTACAAAATGACCCAAGCCAAGGAGCAAGCCAAGGACTCCCAATTGATGCACAACATGTAGTGCATGTTAGTTTAACAGAAGGCATGGACCATAACTGGCCCTTTGGTATTAGTATATTAGAGCCAGTATTTAAAGTTTTTAAACAAAAAGAATTATTAGAAGATTCAATTATTATTTACAGAGTGCATAGAGCACCTGAAAGACGTGTGTTCTTTATTGATGTTGGTAACATGCCACCACATAAAGCACAACAGTACTTAGAAAAAATAAAATACGAAGTACAACAAAAACGTGTTCCTAATAAAAACAAGGATGGAGCAAACGTGGCAGACGCCGCCTACAATCCAATGAGTATGTTAGAAGATTATTTCTTCGCACAAACGGCAGATGGTAGAGGTAGTAAAGTTGACACACTACCAGGCGGTACTAATTTAGGTGAAATTGATGACCTTAAATACTTTAATAACAAATTATTAAGAGGATTGAGAGTACCAAGTTCTTACTTACCAACTGGACCAGATGACGGAACAGCACAATACAACGATGGTAAAGTAGGAGTTGCGTATATACAAGAACATCAATTTGCAAAATACTGTCAACGTTTACAAAAACAAATTATTAGAAACTTAGATAGAGAATTTAAAATGTACCTTAATTATAAAGGTATAGAAATAGACAACAGTACATTTAACTTAGACTTTAGTGAACCACAAAACTTTAGTAGTTACAGAGAATTAGACTTAGACACACAACGAGCAACGTTGTTTACAAGTTTAGAAGCAGTTCCGTATTTAAGTCAACAGTTCAAGTTGAAAAAATACTTAGGTTTAAGTGAAGAAGAAATGAAAGACAATGAGCATTATTGGAAACAAGAAAACAAATATAATACTAATAATGCTGGCGTCGAAGAATTGGGTCTACGAAACGTAGGTGTAAGACCTGGTCCAAGTGCAGACCTGGATTTAGATACTCCAGTAGATGACATACCGGATCCTGCAGAAGAAGTTGCAACTCCAGATGTTACTCAAATGTCTCCAGAGACACCAGGCACAGGAGAACAAATATAATGAGACTTGACGAATTTTACAATCCGCAAAATGATAGGTCCGCAAAAAGAGATTTTGACGATACTCGTAAAACTAAACTTACATTAGAAACTTTGAACAAGTTACGCAAGTACAGAGAGTTAAAGAAACAAGAGAATATCGAACAGGCAGAATTTGCATCTATCATGTATGCCAAACAACAACAGGCTGATACTGGCGGCTTTTAATGAAAATCGCAGTATGCGGTTGCAGTTGGAGTTGCCGGGATATAGGTATCCCTGACATAGAGTTTGGCAAACTAATTTCCGATTATTATAACGCAGAATATATTAACCTGGCTAAACCAGCCTGTAGCAATTCTGGTATTGCAATGCAAGTTGATTATATCATAGACCAAGATATAAAACCAGATTTAGTAATAATAAATGCTACAACAGTAACAAGAACAGAACTTAAACTTTTAAACAACAAACGTTTTAATCCTAGTAAAAGTTGGGATAATGTTGACTACAATATGTTGCAAGGTGAGAAGTTTAGAGACGAACATGCACCTGGTTACGGTAAAGGATATGACCCTACAATTACCATAGATAGTCTTTCTACTATATTTGGTGAAGACCTAAACAAAAAATTTGGTGAAGGACATTTTCATGAAAGATACAAAGATGTGTTCTCAGATTCTTCATATGAAGCATTCAAAAAATGGTTTTTATACTTCTTTGATGCTGATTTAGAAAGATATAAACAACATCTTATCTTACTTGGCGCCTGCTTAAAACTGCAAAATAATGCCATAAAATTTATTTTTTGCCCAAATACATTCGATTGGGCAGAGGATACTTTCATAGATAAACAGAAAGAACACACAGAATATCCTAATAATCCTACACCTTGGTTAAAGTATTTAAAAGAGGAAAATGTGTTAAATTCAGGTATATCTGAATCACTACATTTAGCAGATAAAATATATGGAAGTTGGGAAAACAGTCCTGGTAATTGGTGTGATAATCATTTATCTGTTGAATCTCATATGGATTTCTCTTTTAAGGTCATTTCGCACATTAATAAACATAATATGGCTAAATAAAAGCATACAAAAACCTTTCACATATCACAAAGATACTCAAAAAAACAGCCAAAATAGCCTGTTTTAATCACAAAAACACATCTGTTAATAAGTAAACATACATTATATTATGTATATGTCCACGAATGTGTAGATATACAATAACTTATATATTAATATTAGGAGCTCATAATGTCAGAACGCAGTAAACTAGAACAGGTTTTAGAATTCCTACTTGCTGAAGATAACGAGCGTGCCGAAGAGCTACTTCACGAATATGTCGTTGAAACTGCTCGAGCAGAGTACGAACGTATTTTAGACGAAGATGAAGTAGTTGAAGAAACAACCGAAGACGACGAAACAGTCGAAGAAGCAGAAGAATCAGAAGAAGAAGCAGTTGAAGAGGCTGAAGAATCAGAAGAAGAGGCTGTTGAAGAAATGATAGACCAAGCAGATCCAGAACAAGATTTTGTTTCAGATGTTGAAGAAGCAGATGAAGAAATCGAATCTGATGAAATTGGTGAAGTAGATGGTGACGAAGACGGCGAAGAAGGTGACGAAGATTTAGAAGATAAAGTCGATGACTTAGAATCTGAATTAGAAGACCTTAGAGCTGAATTTGAAAAACTACTTTCAGATGAAGACAAAGGCGACGACGAAGAAATGGACATGGACGAACCAATGGACATGGACATGGACGAACCAGAAATGGAAGAAGAGTCAGTCGAATACGATTTAGATGAAGAAGTTGTTGAAGAAGAAGAAGACGAAGTTGTTGAAGAAGCAACTAAGTTATCTGACAACGTTGCAGAACCAAAAGGTGGCGAAGCAGACAACAACGAATCACCATTAACAAAAAAGCCAGCAGGTACTAAAGTTGAAGGCGCAGGGGAACCTGTAGCAGTCAAAGACGGCGGTGAAGGTAACAAAGGTGAAGGTGCTAAAGACCATACACCTACAGACAACATCAACGTTGAACCTAAAAAGGCTTAATTGAGTTTACTAGGAGTTTTTAACGGTGCGTAAATTATACGAATACTTAGGTCCAGAACAAAGTGGCATCCAAATTATGGAAGGCAACGATGGGAAAGACTTATTCATGCAAGGATTGTTCATTCAAGGTGATGTGAAGAACCAGAATGGACGAGTTTATCCAAAGGATGAAATTCAACGTGCTGTTGAAAACGTCACTAGTAGATTACAAGGTGGTGAAACTGTGATGGGAGAATTAGACCATCCAGAAGAGTTACAAATTAACCTAGACAGAGTAAGTCATATCATTACAGAAATGCAATGCGATGGCTCAAATGGTTTAGGTAAGTTGAAAATAATTGATACACCAATGGGGAACATTGCAAAGGCTTTACTTAAGGCAGGTGCAAAACTTGGAGTATCCAGCAGAGGGAGTGGTAACGTAAACGAAAGCGGTAAAGTTTCCGATTTTGATATCGTTACTGTTGATATAGTCGCCCAACCAAGTGCCCCGGATGCCTATCCAAAGACCATTTATGAGTCTTTGTTTAACATGAGAGGTGGTAGCATGATATATGATATTGCCCAGGACTATACACATAACAACGCAAATGCAGAAAAGCATTTAAGTAAACAAATCATTAATTTTATTAATGAGCTAAAATTGAGGTAGGAGACTACTATGGCAGTAAATTTTAAAGACCTTATCGAGTCTAGCGATATTAACGAAGAAGTTCGTGAAAGTATCGTTGAGGCCTGGGAAAGTCGTCTTGCCGAAGCCCGTGAGGAACTTACAGCAGAATTAAGAGAAGAGTTTGCTCAAAGATA